CCGGGGGAGTACGCGACGGCGCCCTCGATGGCGGTGGTCACGGCCTTCTGGAGCTTGTCCGGGCTGACGTAGAAGTCGACGAAGCGCTTCACGTGCGCGGGGTCCGGCTGCACAGTCTCGTACAGAGAGTCGCCGAGGCCCTGGATGAAGGAGTCGACCTCGGAGTCCTGCACGGGGCGCCCCGCGGCGGCGCGGAACTCCTTCTCGATGGCCTGACGGTTCTTCGTCAGGTAGGACTCGATGGCTTGGTCGAAGGCCTGGAAAACGGCGTCGCCGCTGGCAGTGCGCTGCATACGGTCGAGCGGCGATAAAAGCTGTAGGTCGGAGAAGGGAGGCAGTACGGGAGAAGATGGCCGTCCCCGTACTGATATACGAAGCCGTCATCCTGCTGACGGGAGTCCTCAGGCTAAGGATAGCCCGGGAGAGCGACCACGAAGAACGGGGAGGGAACGAGCTCGGGAGATGGTACGAGTGGAAGGACCAGTCGGCGGCCGACGCTTTCAGGAACGCGAACTTGCTGAGGTCGGCGAAGAAGCTCATGATCCCGGCCACGGCCGTATTCGGTTCGGACTCCGTGTCGGAAATTAACATCTCCTGGGAGAAGAAGTTCCGGGTGAAGAACAGGCTCCTCGCCCACTGGATCATGGAGTCCTGACCGGGAACTCGCCGGAGTCCAGGAGGACCATGACCTCCCGGAGGGCGGCGAGGTATCCGGCCACGTAGTAGCCGCTCTCCTCCGCCCCGGACACAAGATGGCGCTTCTCGTCCAGGACATCCTTATGGTCCACGAGAAGGCGGCGCTCCACGTCGAGCACCCGCCGCTGACACTTCCCGAGGGCCTGACGGACCTCTTTGACGTCACTCATCAGGGATCGACCTCGAAGCCAAGGCAAAGGGCGAAGCAGGCCCGGTGATAGACGGCATCCCCGATGCCGTCCGGATCCCCGGCGAAGGGCAGAATGAAGCCCCTGTCCGAGCTGCGCACGTGGACACCACACTGGATGCAGGCCCGGCCGACCGGGGCCGGCACCCTCTCGATGGTCTCATGGACCGGGGCGTCGGGGTCCCCGAAGTATTGCACGTTGCCAGCTTACGCCGTCGAGACCTGAGCACGAAGTTGCGTCGAACTAAAGTCCCAGAGGCCGTCCACCTCGTGGAACAGCTGGGACAGAAGGTCGTAATCCCGGATGCCAGACTTCTCGAAGACCTTGTACATGGTCAGAACCTCGCCGTCGACGGGACGCTGCGTGATGTAGAAGCGAGTCTTGAGCTGGGAGAGCTCGTAGAGCATGGGAAGAACGGGCTGCCCCCACTTCGGGTCGAGCATACGGAGGAGGGCGTCCGCGCCCATGGCGATAGGGGTCCCGGGGAAGCGCCGGGCCTTATCGAGGTATAGCGAGTCGCCACGCGTGAACAAGCGATCGTGGCCGCGCAGCATGCGAGCACGCTTCAGCAAGTCCTGGAGGGTTAGGGGCGCCTTATGGGGGCCGTCCGCGGTCACGTGGAAGACCACCGGCTTGAGGGCCTTCTTCGACACCTCGGAGGCCACGCCGAGGTGTCCGGGATGCGGAGGATTGTAGGCACCCGGCATGAGGACAATATCCTTCGGGATCTCGGACGTCCGCTCGCCGTTCTTCGCAAAAAACGGGTGGGCGTAGAAGCGTTCCAGGGCGAGAGAGGTCGAGTCCTCCACGCCGCGGGTCGAGACCGTCGCCCGCCAGTCCAGGTTGACAGCCTGAAAGAGAAGGGAGAGGCCGACGGAGTCGCAGATCACGCCGTCGCTGAGGCGATAGTCCTCCCCGACGCCCTTGACCAAAACCTGGTTCATGGAGACGACCTGCTCGTCGGTGATAAGGCACGCATGGACCCGGTGTTCACCACGATGCTCGCGCTCGCTGGCGACGGAGGCCGTGAGACCCAGTCCGACGGGCTTCTTCCCGCCGAACGAGTAGGCGCGCTGATAGGCGACGCAGGCGAGATCGATCGCCGCCTCGGGGGAACAATAGCTCTCCGGGACGAAGCCGAGGGTCTTGTCGGTCTCGGCCTGCCGGTAGGGGAAGGAGGCGCCGGACAGGTAGGCCGAGCTGCCGGGGACCTCCCACAGCTTCTGCTGCAGCCCAGCCCCTCCGCCGGTGCAGATAATATGGATGCTGACTCCGGCGGCCTTGAGTTCGTCTGCCCAGGGGATCATTCTCTTACTCTCTAGTGTGTCTGAGGGGTGGGCTCCAGGACAGCTCGGGTCGTGTTTGCCTCGTGCTTGGAGCCCTCAAAGTCAACGTGGACGATATTGCAGTCGTGGTTCCGACACCAGACCTGGAAGCCGAGCGGGGTCCATCCAGCCTCGATATTCTGGGGAAGACTCTCCTTCAGGCAGGCCCCACAGTGCATGAAGGCCTGGATCTCCTTGGTGTTCGGAATGCTCACGGGGGCGGATAGAGAGCGCGGCCCGGGACCTACGGGCCGCGCCGGCCGTCACGCAGCGAGCAGGAACTCCGCGCCGGCGAGGGCCCGGACCTCGCCGAGGTTCTGATGGCGGAGAGTACGCCCCGTGTCCCAGACGTCCTCCATGATGTTCGTGACGAGCTCTCCCGGAAGCGTCCGGTAGATCCCGTTCTCAAGGACGAGGGAGTGTCGGCCGCGGAAGCTGGCCTTCCCCGGATCCGTCTTCGGATCCTTGAAGATCTCGCAGACAACACCGTCGATGACGGCGTCCCAGCACTTGTAGGCGAACTTGTTCGTGTCGCGGTTGAGGCCCTTCTGGAGAAGCTCGCCGCCCATGCCGAACGCGATGTTCGAAGCGGAGTAGCCGGCGGCCATCATAGCGCCGAGGATCTCGTCGATCGCCTCGAGGCTGACGCCGTCGCCCTGGATGAGGCGAACCCAGCCCGGAAGGACCTTGTAGCCCTTCGAGTTCTTGGTCATCCCGACCTTGCGCTCGAGGATCTCCAGGCTCTTCAGGATGATGTCCAGGGGGACGCCGGAGTCAGGACGGACGACGACGGTCGACCCGCTCGCCTCGATCTCCGCGGCCAGCTCGCCGCCCCACATGTTCTCGACCACGTCGAAGTAGTCGTAAGTGTCGGAGACGCACGCCCAGACGGCGCCCTTCCTCCCGAACGCCTTGAACATATGGCGGTAGAAGTCGCCCTGACGAGCGCGTCCCCACTTACAGGCGGTCGAGTGCTCGGCGGCAGGGATGCTGCAGCCGGCCTGGGTCGGGCTCACAGTGTTGGCGTCCGGGCCGTAGAAATTGTCCGCATAGAGGACGCCCATGTACGTGTCCGTCCCCATGAAGTTCACGAGATGGGACATGCCGCCGATACCGGCCTGCTCACGGCAGGTGACGGCACGGCCGCCGAAGTCGTGGAGCTTGTACGGAAGCTCGGCCAGCGGGTTGTCCGAGGTCAGCTCGAGGTACTTGAAAATGGTCTTCTTCGCCTCGTAGCTCTTGGTGGCCACCGAGATCGGATACCACTGGCGGACGACCTGAGTCTCGACGTAACCGGCGGCCCAAGAGAGCTCGGGGTCCGTCGAGCGGACGTCCAGAAGAATGTTGTTGGTCGGAATGATCGAGCCCTCCTTGGGAGCCCGAATCTTGACCGGAAGGTACCCATTGTGGCGCTCGAGGATCTTGAGCCAGCCCTCGCGGTTGAAGGGCGTCCCGTAGGCAGGCAGCTTCTCCGAGGCGTAGTTAATCTGGTCGAGGGTGACCGGATCCGAGAGCTCCTCATTCAGGAAGCGCTGGAGGCCGAAGAACACGGTCTTGTCGAACTTCCCGCCACGCGAGGAGAGATAGAAGCCGGACTCGGTCGTGTTGGGAGGGTCCTGGAGCCAGTGGCTGAACTTGTAGCCGTCGGTGTCGAGGATGTTGCCTACGAGGCGTGACAGGTTGAGGTTTCTCATATCAAGCTCCTTCTTTCAGCCCGAACTTCAAATCAAGAACGATCCCGGATTTCTCCAGTTCCCGGTACGAGGACCGGTCAAACCTATATAGGGCAGAGCGCGGAGTGGTGAGGGCCTCTCTTCCCGTTTTCTTCAGAAACCCGAGGCCGAGCATTCTCCGCTGGAAGTTCCTCTTGTCGAGAGGAGAGTCGATGAGACACTCGTAAAGACCCTGTAGTTGAGTCAGGGTGAACTCCCCTGGAAGGAGACCAAAACCTACAGGAGAGTATCTGACCTTGGCTTTCAGGCGGGAGACGGCCGTCGCCACTATGGAGGCGTGATCAAAAGCCAGATCAGGAAGATCCGAAACGGGAAACCAGCGTGCCTCGGCAGCATCAGAGGATGCCTTCGGAGAGTGATCAAGGGTCGGAGTGAGAGCGAAATACGCGATCGATATTACCCTTCCGCGCGGGTCACGCTTCGGGGCGCCGTACGTGTACAGTTGTTCCAAGTGGGAAACAACGATCCCAGTTTCCTCCTCCAACTCTCTCTTGGCAGCGTCATCGAGAGACTCGTTCATGTTAACAAAGCCGCCAGGGAGAGCCCAGAAGTCCTTGAACGGGGAGCCTTTCCTCCGGATGAGGAGGATCTCGAGCCCGGAATCTGACTGGACGCCGAAAACGACGGCATCGACGGTAACGGAGGGTCGTGGATATTTATAGGTCGGCATTATGTGTTATAGTACACTATTGACTGTGTAATGCAGAACATCATAAGAAATCTAGAGAACGCAAAGGCACGGACGAAGCCGCAGCATGACGTGCGCACGGACCAGATCCTGGTGACGATCTATGCGGTCGAACATATAAAGACGGGGGACATTGTCTATGTCGGCGCCTCGACCGATCCGGAAGCAAGATGGCGGAGACCCGCCCAAACTGTGAAGTTAGATAAGATAATTCATCTAGAAGAAACCATTCTTCTCTACCAGGTCGAGCGGGAGACCTTCTGGATAGAAGAAATGTTGAAAAGAGGATATAAGCTGAGCAACAAGTCGGCACCCCAGAGAATCCAAGTGAGCTCATATGTGCACGAGCTGCCACAACCGCATCGGAATCGGCCACCTGGAAAGCTGGAAAGATAGCGTAGCTACAGAACCGGGCACCGTAAGGTGCCGAGATGGCGTCGACGGTGACAAAGGTGCGGTGGTGGCTCGACTCGGTCCGGGGCCTGAAAGCCCACATAGACCTCTACAAGCACATGTACCGCCTCGCCCAGAACGTGCCGGTGAACCAGAGGACGAGGGCGCTCGCGGACCAGCTCCGGAGGCAGGAGGGAATGATCGGCTTCTGCCTCCTCCACGTCATACTCGTTCACCCGGTCGGAAGCGGAAGGATGGATTAACTCATGGAATACGAGGCGTTCCTGACCAAGGTCATAGACGACGGCATCGCGGCAGCCACGAAGAGCTACGCGTCGCGCCCGGACAAGCTCAAGGGGGCGGTGGCCGGATTCGAGGCCTGCAGGGGAAAGAGCCCCGAGCAACTAAAGTCCGAGCTCGAGACGGCAGGAAAGGCCACAGAGATGGCGCGGATCTGCAGGGCGAACAACTACTGGGAAGTCCGCTGCTTCGAGGCGGAGGTCGAATGGGTTTGCAACGTCGTGAGCGCCGCGATGGCCAGTCAGAACGCGCCGACGATCGTCAGCCCGACCGCGCGAGGGGTCATGAAGGCAGCCGACGTCCTGGGCGTCAGGGGCGCATCGTGAGGGCGGCGAAGGCGATCTACGCCGGCTCCTACGACCCGTTCACGTACGGGCACAAGGCGGTGGCGGAGGACACCCTGAAGATCTTCGGGAGGGTCGTCATAGCCATCGGGACAAACGGGTCGAAGGCTCCGCTCTTCAAGACGGAGAGGAAAATAGAGATCATCAAGGGATACTGGCCGGGCGAGACGTTCGGGGTGGACGACAGAATCCAGGTAACAACGTTCTCAGGGCTCCTCACCCAGTTCTGCCGCGAGTGGACCGAGAACGCGGTCCTCATACGAGGCCTACGGGCCGTGTCGGACTTCGAGTCCGAGATGGTCATAGCGGCCGCGAACCGCAGGCTGAGCGACCAGGTCTCGACCGTGTTCATCCCCACGCAGCCGGAGGTCGCCTACATCTCCTCTAGCGTCGTGAAGGAGATCGCCCGGAACACGACCCAGATAGCGGATCTCCTCCCCTACGTCACTCGCGACGTAGCGGAGGAGATGATGTCTCAGATCGGGCTCGGCTTTCCGAGGAAGTAGCTCAGACCGTCTTGCCGTTGACGGTGATCTTCGTCGCGCCGGTGATGACGATGGTGTCCGTCGCGGGCGCGGGCGGAACCGGGGGCGTCGGGACCGGAGGAACAGGCGGCGTCGGGACCGGAGGAGGGACCGGCGCCGCGCCCTTCAGGAGGGAGAACATCTTCGCCGCCACGGGGACACCGTTGCCGGTGCAGTCGTCGTAGCCCGCGCGGGCCACGTACGTCCCGTTGTTCCCGGACGTGATGTCGCGGAAAGCGCCGGCCTGGAGCATGTAGATCCTGTCGTTCCAGAAGCCGAGGTTCTTGCCGAGGGCCGCGCCGAGAATGGCCGAGAGGGCCGCCCACATGGGAGCGACGGCCGAGGTGCCGCCGATGACCATGCTCTGGCCGTCGACCACGACGACCCAGCCGGTGTTCGGATCGGCGACTCCGGCGACGTCCGGGACGCCGCGGTTCTTGCCGCCGGGGACGTTCGCCGAGGCCTGCCAAGCCGGGATGGCGAAGAGGGAGCTCACGCCGCCGCCGGTGGCGCCGCCCGCGGAGCCGTCGTTCCAGACGACCTCGTTGACGGGGCTCGTGGCGGTGAGGGAGGTGCCGCCGCAGCCCATGACGTACGGGGAGCTGGCGGGGAAGTCGACGTGCTTACCCTTCTCGCCGTCGGTCGACCCGTTGTCGCCGGCCGCTGCGGTGACCGTAATCCCGGCGGCCGCGGCGGCCTGGAAGGCGGAGTTGAAGGAGGAGACGGAGGCCGAGCTCCACTGGTCCTCGGCGGCGCCCCAGGAGATGGAGATAGCGTCCATCTTGTCCGTGATCGCCTGCTGGATGGCCTTGAGGAAGCCGGAGTCCGTGTTGTCCGCCATGTAGCAGTGCATCTGCACGCCGGGGGCCATGCCGCCGATGACGCAGAGGTCGAGCATGACCTCGCCGTCCGCGCCGTTCGGGTCGCCGGGGGCGTTCTGGGCGCCGTCGATCGAGTGAAAGATCACGGGCTTGACGGTCAAGCCCATGGACTTGAAGTACGTGTCGAGGTCCGACTGGACGTACCCCCCGCCCAGCTCGATAACGGCCACGTTCTTTCCGGTCCCGTCGCCCACGGCGGTGAAGCCGTAAAAGGCGGCGAGCTGCTTCGGAGTGTAGTTGACGCCGGCAGTGTTATGGTTGAAGCGACTATGCTTTAGGTATGACTTGAACTTCATGGGACACTCCTGGGAGAAACTCCCCGCCACCATATGTTCAGACGCGCGCTGAGCGGTCGAGCGCCGCCTGGAGGAGGCGGAGGCTCGTGGCTGCGAAGCGGCGGCTGCGTGACGACGCGACACCGGAGGCGACGTACCTCAGGTACTTCGACACGGTCTCCGGGCTAGGGCTCTCGAGGACGGCCGCGACGGCCTTGATCTTCCCCTCGAGCTCGGCCGCCCAGTCCAGGAGGCCCTTGGCCTCGTCCTCGGACAGGCCGTGCCGGACGAGACTCTCGACCTCGGCATGGAGGCTCTTGAGCTCCTCGCCCAGGATCGACTCGATGGTCTGGTCGTGAACGGGAGCGCCACCCGTGATCTGGGCCTGTGCCGGCTGCGTCATGAACAGCCGGCCCCACAAAAGGCTCAGGCGCGCTCGGAACGACGGACTCTCTGTCGTTCATTAGCACATTCTCGGCAATATCTATGTCCACCAGGACGGGGCCGAGCGTTCGCCATATCGTGACCGTGAATACAAAAGTCCTTCTTCGGGGGACGGTGCCGTGTTTTCGCGATGTGCTCAGGACTTAGTTTTCTCCCCGTGAGCTTTGCAATGTGTTCTGGGCTCAGCTTCCTCCCAATAAGGGCTGCAGACAGATTCTTGCGGGCCTCGTCACTTGTGGTGGCGCGGGTCCGACCGCGGACTAAGTCCGACACCTTTTGGCGACGCTCGGGGAGAGCCATCGACTTACGGATACCATCGACGTTCCTAGCCCTATAACCAGGATCAAGATGTTTGGCTCTCGCGATATCCGAGAGCTTTGCACGGACTTCCGGGCTCTGCAAGGAAGCTTTGTTCTTCGCGCGGGACTCAGGCGTGCGACATCCGGACATATCTTTCGGATGATTCGCCCGAAACTCTGGGCGATCCCATGGGTTCTTGACGGGATGAGGAGCGTGTTCTCCACCTCTTGCCAGATTGAACCCTCTGGCCGGATCCAGAGTGCCGAGATCCTCGATCCAACGCTCCTCAGCGGCATTCGCCTCTTCGAGCGTCGAGCAGACCTCGAGGACCTCGTGCGAAAAGGCTTCCTTCCCGTACTTGCGGATGGCGGCCCAGAAGTGAGCACAGCCCTTCCCTCGCTTCGCCCTAGCGTTCTGAACGTGTTGATTCCAACGGAAGAGCATCGTCTTCTTCGTCAGACCGACGTAGCGGCGGCCTGAGGCGACGTGCGTGTGTGAGTAGACGATCCAGCGGGGCTCCATGAAGGAACCCTACCGGACCAATACTCGTGAGGCGCTAAATCTTTACTTCTTTCTCAACCATGGCCACAGAGCAGTCCACTTTCTGACCGCCGACATCTATTGTCATAGTGGTATCATCGAGAGTAGGTAGATCTGAGAACCAGACCTGGCCGACGACGATGGTGAACGTGGTCTGAGACACGGAGTGGAGAAGCTCCCGGGCGCGGGCCCTGGCCGCCTTCGCCTGGCCCTCGAGCCATACCTCCAGGACCTTCTCCTTGGCGGCAGCCTTCAGGTAAATGTCGCTCGCCAGGAAGGCCTCGACCTCGTCGTAGGTGGCCTTCATGAGCTGGGCCCCGGCGTTGAGCTTGCCCTTCGCGACCGCGGAGCGCAGGTCCTTAAGAGACGGGAGGGAGGACAGACCCTTGAGGGACACCTTGAGCTCCTTGCTCATGTAGACGTCCGTCGTAGGAGCAACCACACGCTTCGGGTTGAACCCGTAATCCTGGAAGCCCTGCTCCTTCAACCAGTCCGCGGCAGGGACGCCGTACTTCTCGGCGAACCCCTCGGCCTTCTTGGCCGGGAGGAGCTCCTTGACGAAGGAGTTGTAGACCTTCTGGGCGGCCTGCACGCGCGTGAGCTCGTAGCAGGTCTCGAAGAAGTCCTTGGCCGAGACCTCCTTGACCATCTTCCGGTTGATGATCGGGAGAGAGTCGAGAGCGAGAATGTGTTCGCCCTTCTCCCCGTCGTGGTCGCAGAACAGGTTCTGGGACGCCGCCTGGAGCTTGGCGTACGTCTCCTTCGTCAGGCGGACAGGAAGGGTCTTCACGTTCACGAGGCCGTCCTTCACGACGGTGTAGTTGCGCGTGATGGCCGTGTCGATCTCCTTCGGCAGGAGGTCCTTGAGCTCCGGGGTGACCCGTCCGGAGATGTCGACCTTGCCAGGCTTCCGGACCTGGACGGAGACGTTCGGGCGGTCCTCGTTGAACACGAGGTTCGAGACGGGGTAGCCGTCCGGGGCCGGGTACGGCTCGAACTTCAGGGCCTCCTTGCCGGCGGTGATGGCCGCGACGCGGGCGGCGTACTCCGAGATCTTCTTCGCGTTGCGCTCCATGGCCATCTTGGCCGTGAGCTCGTCCATCTCCTTCTGCTCTTCCTCGTTCAAGATCTCGGAGGAGTCGATGGTCCCGCGGCCGATGCGGTTGTACTTGAAGCCCTCGTGCTCCAGGAGCAGACGGTTCCCGTCGTCCTCGGAGAGGATGCGGAGCAGGTCCAGGACGGTGAAGGCGTCGTCCGGAGGAACGAGCTTCGGGTCGTAGCCGTCGACGAGACGAAGAGAGGGCTCGATGGCGGCCAAGCGGGCGGCATCGACGAACTCCGAGTACTTCTGCTTCCCGAAAAGGCCAGAAAACTTCTTAATGAAGCGGACATCGCCGGTCGCCTTTAGAAGGGCGAGCACCACGTCCGACTTCATGCGCTGGGCGTAGAGCGAGAGCGCGGCGTAGGCAGCCTGGTAGTGGACGGCGTCAGGCTTCCCACCCGGCTCGGTCCGGAGGGTCCCGAGGGCGGCCGGAGAAAGGAACCAGATCTCCTTCGTATCCTCGGGAACCTGGGCCGCGCCGGCCTCGACGGAAAAGGTGAGAAGGTCGCTCCCGGAGAAGGCATAGGCGAAACCGCCGATGACGTCTCCGGGAACCTTCACCTCGACGCGCTTGGCGCCGGACTGGCGCTTCTGCATGGCGTTCTCGAAGGCCGGCGCGTAACGGTCGAAGTCCTCGGCGAAGATCAGGGCGCCGCCGGACTTCTCCGCCATCTGGGTCAGGAGCGGCCGGTCGGCGTAGTAGCCGTACTCGACGAAGGTGGCCGAGGACACCGCGGCGCCTGCCTTCTCAATAGCTTTCAGAATTTCGGATCGGGCAGAGCAGTTATCACACCCGTCGGAAAGAAAGATGAGAGACCGCGCGCGATTCGGGTTACGCACTTCGAGACGACCGGTTAACGCCGGGATTTCCGAGATCGGCTGCAAAAACCCGGTCAAACCGATCGGCTTCAGCCAACGATCAATAGCTTGCTCAACCGTTTTCAAGTCTGCGAGGGTGGCGACGGGCTCTGCCTCAATCAGAATCCCGAATTGGCCGAGGCCGCTGAACCAAACGATAGAGATGGTATCTCTTTCGCGAAGAAGCTTCGGGAGTTTTTTCTTTAGCTGCTCACGAATTTTCGGCAGGTCGTAGGCCATTGAGCCGGAACAGTCGACAATCAAAATGTGATCGGTGTCGCGCTCTAGAGTCTCCAGCTTTGAACCGGAAACGACCTGATCCACAAGCCAAATTGACGAACTGACCTGATAACTTGTGTTCATTCGATCCTCATCAGACTTTTGGTGACTAATAGAGTGACTAATGGTTATACCGAAGAAAAGAAAGTGCACGAAGTGCGGTAAGAAGAAAAAACTGGATTCTGAGTTCAGAAATCAAGTGAACGGAAAGTACGGGAAACAATCTGCGTGCAAAGAATGTGTCAAGCTCCAGCTAAGGGAGTATAGAAAGACACCTGAGGGGAAAGCGAAACACAGAGAGTACCAGCGCAAACACAGAAAAACGCACGGATGTATCGAGAAACGCAAGGGATATAGGAGGACACCTGAAGCGGTATGGAAAACGTACAAGTACGGGGCCGAAAAAAGAAATCTCCTTTTCAGCATACCTATCGAGGAGTTCGTTGATAGATTTTGGGAAAAACCGTGTACATACTGCGGAGACCCGATCGAGACGGCCGGAATAGACCGAATCGACAACTCCGCCGGCTACACGGCTCTCAACACAGTCCCGTGTTGCTCAACATGCAATTTCATGAAAAGAGACATGAAATGTCAAGATTTCTTGAATCACTGCAAGAGAGTAGCGAGTCTCGTCGTCATGCGCGACTGAAGCGCGGGACCCTCCGGGGGCCCAGGGACTGACATCGGCGGCGGTGCACCATCTGGTGCATTGCCGGCGGCCGGGGGCGGAGGGGAGGGGGCGCACGGAAATGGTAAGAGGGATGCAGAGAGCCCAAGAAGGCCCTCATGGCGAGGCGGAACTCCTCGGCCTTCGTCCTCGGGGCCCCGTCGGGAACGTCGCCGTACATGGGCCCGTCGTTCGGACCTGGATAAGGTATGGTTCCGTAGACGATGTAAGAAGAGACGGCGGTGGCGGAGGACCAGATGGGGACAGTCGTCGTTGTTGACCCGTACATGGCTAGAGGACCATACTATGATAGTGCTAATATGGTTTCTGAACTTCGGGATCTCGTGGCTCAACGCGTGGGGCTGCGGCAAGACCTGGAACGAGACAAAGCACTCGGGAGGAGTTCCGCACTTCATGAACTGGATGGGCGCGACGATGTCCGCCTGCGGGTTCAGCTGGTGCTACATGATCGTACTCTTGGCCGTCGGGTCGGCGATACCGGCCGGGACAGGGCCGGACGCGCACCTCATCCCGCGGTCCGTCGTCGACGTCATGGCGTCTCTGGAGTACTTGGCACTCGTCGGGCCAATGCTCGGGTCGGGGATAGCCATCACGGTCCACGCGTGGGGCGTCGCGTACAGGCGAAGGAGCTTTGGGTCCGGGGCCGTGGCCGCTTACGACACCTGGGCGCAGATCTACAACATCCAGGGAGCGATGGACTATGTGCCGGAGGCGACTTCGAAGGTCGGGGACTTCTTCGAGTCGGACGACTCCGACGACGGCAAATGGCTGATAGTCATCGCCCTGGTGGCGGCAGTCCTCGTTGGCGGGCTGCTCACGACCAGGGCGATAATCCGGTCGACGGCGAAGTCGACCGCGATGAGCAGGTCGTCCTTCACTCCGGCGGCCTAGCTCAGGCCTTCTTCGCTGCGGGCTTCGCTGCCGCTTTGGCTGCGGGCTTCGCGGCCGCCTTCTTGGCCGGGGTCTTCTTCACTGCTGCTTTTTTCGCGGTCTTCTTTGCGGTTGACATATTGGCTTGTAGCCTCCTGTGGATGACGTTACCGTGGAACGCAATAAGCGAGAGCGGGAGGTCGCGACGTTATGCTTCGGTTTGATGAGAGCTCGCGGCTCAGTCCTCGGTTCTGAGGGCTGTGGGCTGACACTTTGCGGAATGCTGAATGCTAGGATGTCAGTGCCGGTTTGCGGATTGTTGATCCATCTGTAGATGGGTAAACGTCGAGGGTCGCAGGCACCCTGGACGCCCGAAGCCCAAGCGTCGTCTCCTCCCGCCCCGCAGTCCTCACGCTACGCCGCGTGGAGCGGCGTCTCGTGGTTTTTCTTCTCGACGAGGTCGTTCAGGGCGTCGAAAGACGCCTGGACCTCGTCCACCCTGTCGGACCTGGAGGCCTCGGGGAGGTCGCAGGTCATCGGGATGAGCTTGATGTGGCCAACGCCGTGGACGTAGACCGTCTCCTCCTCGTTCGTGCTCTGGGCCGAACGGACGACGAGGCCCTTCAGCCAAGCGAGCTCGCCCTTATACTCCTGGAGCAGCTTCACGGCGTAGGTGAGGGTCATCGTCTTGCCGCCGAACTCGATCTTCGTGACCGCGTTCGTGACGGCCAGGCGGGCCTCGATGGCGATGAGCTCGAGGCGCGCGGACTCGATCCTCTTCACCGTCTCGGCAAAGTTGTACGCGGGCTTCTCCGCGCTCTTGAAGGTGACGGCCGCGGCAGCCCGAGTCTTATACTCGGCAAGCTTTCCCTTGAGCCTGGCCGCGTTGCGCAGGGCCTGGGAGATGGTCAAGTCAGACATGACGAAATCCTACAACCGGAGACGAAGGTCGAGGACCCCGTAGCGTACGGGACAAACGATGACGAAAGCGATCGTTCCGGACGTCCTTCGGTCGAAGCCACTCGAGAGCGAGGAAGTGAAGACCGGGCAATGGTTCTGGGTCAAGGACGGGAAGGACCGATGGTTCGGCTGCGTAGTGACGGTCGGGTCGAACTACTTCGAGATCGAGTCCCCGAAGGGAGGAACCTGTCGAATCCACGCGGACGAGTTCGACGCAGAGTGCGAGCGGGAGAACGACCCGGACTCGGTCATCGACCGTAACATCGCCGAGGCCGGGGGACAGGTGGAGTCCCTAATGGGGGAGGTGCGGGCCCTCACAGCAAGGCTGGCCGTAACGGGAGGACATGAGCTCGGGACGGGGGAGGAATGCCAGGCGCTGGCGGTGGCGACCGAAGGAAGGAGCTACAGCGAGTACAGCAAGTCGCTCGTGAAGGCGAAGAAGGAGGACCTTCCGGCGCTCTTCGAGAAGATCGAGAAGGCGAACAAGTCCATGGCGTCCTGGATGTCGGCCAAGGTCATTCCCCTGAAGGCCGAGGCCAAGGGCATGAAAGGCGTCATAGGGCAGATAGAGGACCGAGTCTTCAACGTCGAGCTCTACGCCGGGCTGGTCGAGCAGGTCGTCCTGTGCAAGGACGGGGAGCCCGCCCCGACCGGGGAGAAGATAAGACTCCTCCAGAGGAGGCACTACATGGACGAGGAGTGCCTCGCCAACTACGAGGTAGGCGGGATGGAGATGAAGGACATCAAGGCCTTCGACCGGTGGATCTGCAAGAAGCAAAACCAGGACCGCCTGCTCCCCTTCCCCGCTGCGCCGTGGCCTTCCAGGTGAGGAGAAACGAGAAGTGGCGGGAGGGGTGGAGCATAGCCGACTTCCTCCAGATCTTCCACCTGAAGGAGGCGGACAAGACGACGTTCCTGTATATGCGGAACGGCGATCGCGTCTACCGGCTGGAGACGCAGATCGAGTTCGGCGAGCAGCTCTTCCCGGACATCCGGCAGCTCCGCCCGAACGACGCCGTGTGGGCGAAGGTCTGGTCCAACGGGTCGGTGCAGAGCATCATATCCGAGGGCGAATACCTCGAGAAGAAGAAGCAATCCGAGGCGGAGGAGGCGGAGCGCAAGCGCGAGCACGCGAGGGCGAAGCCCGAGGACAGGTGGAAGTTCCGGTCATGGGGAGGACGGGCCGACCACGAGGAGTACAAGCCGTTCAACCAGACGAACGTCTTCTACGACGACATCTCGGCGGAACTGCAGGCCAAGCTGAAGAAGCATAACCGGATAGCGCTCGTGCTCCAGGGCATCCTCGACCGGTCGCCGGTGTTCCACCCGCACCCCCCGTGGCAGATCTGGACCGAGGCGGGATTCGCCCTGGCCCTCGAGCTCGTCCACGACGACTCGTTCGCCCTCCCCTCCGGGCCGCCGCCGGACTTCGAGGCCTACCGGAAGAGGCTCAACCTCCAGCTCCGCCCGGGCTGCGTCACGATCGGGCAGCAGGACTTCTGGGGGCGGCACGAGGCCGAGAAGGAGAACCGGAGGCGGGAGAGCGACCACCGGACGCGCGGGCGCAACTACGAGGTCCACCACTACAGCCCGTACGGGAACCCGGGTCCCGGGGACCTGGCCCGGCCGGTCCACGTGAACAAGGTCGGGAAGTGCACATACGCGTGGTCCCGGGAGAGACAAGTGGAGAAAAAATGGGGGCAGAGGATCGGGGAGCCGATCAAGGTCCGCTTCGACGTCCCGTCCAGAAAGCTTCTTTGCGCGGACGCCTACGAGCGAGGAGACTTCCACCAATTCTTCGACGACCCACGCACGAGGACGGACTACCTGAAGTGGGCGCCCTTCCTGCTCGAGGCCGAGGAGTACAAGGCCGGCAACAGGAAGGTCCGGGACCCGGGCTAGGCCTTCATTGTGGAACCAAGAACTTGCAAGAAATGTGGCCGGGAAGACTTAACAGAAGATGATTTCTACCGTCAGTTAGTCTCTTCCATTCATGGTTCTTCAGGAACGAACTCTTCGATACGAAATATCGAGAGCATAGGGACGCCGCCAACGGTCGAACTCGGAACCTCCTTAGACCAAGCGTTTCTACGGTCGACGACCGAGATCACACCGAGAACGACATAACCGGCCTCTTGGAGAGCAACTAACGCCTTCAAAGCAGAATTGGCGGTGGTAGTAGTGTCCTCGACCAGGACGACGTCGCATCCGGACGGAAGGTCAGGGGCCTCGACCAGGTTCTTCGTCCCGTGACCCTTGGCCTCCTTACGGACGTGGATTGCGGAGGCACCGGAGGAGAAAGAAGAGGCAATACTGGCGAGATGACACCCCCCAAGGGCCACACCGGCGTAGGCGACCGGCTTCCCGAGCTCGGAAGCCTTCGCGAGAATGAGGGCGGCCAGGGGCTCGGCGGCCTCATGTAAAAGGGCGGTCTTCTTGAGATCGCAATAAACTCGACTTCTATCCCCGGAGGAGAGAGTGAACTCTTCCCCGACCGGGACGACGCGAACCGACTTCTCTCGAATGAGAGTCAGGACTTGGGAACGACACTCTTTTTCATACTGACCGTCCGGTTCCATGTTCATGGGCCAGAGTACAACGTCACTTCCGGCGGGAGTGCCATCCCTTGAACGCCCAGATCGCGGCCTCCTGGACGGCGAGAAGGACCGACACCATGACCATGAACTCCCAAAGGGAGGGGAGCTTCGGGACCATCTTCCAAAGATACTACCGGAGGTCAAGGTCCGAAGAACGAAGCCTGGTCGGGAGGGTCATGGCTTCACAGTCTGGAGCTCGTCCGCGGTGGCATCACGCGATGCCATGGCCACATCGCAGCGGCCAGCGGCCATCTCCTTGAACGCGGTGCCAGTCCCAGCGCTCCTCACCTCCACGATGAACCTTTCTCCAGCCAGGGATCCGCTAACGACGACGACAGACGAGGATGACTCCCGGCGGACGTCCGTGGCGCCCTTGGACGAGAGATAGTCCTCAACAAGGGCGGGGGCCAGCTCGACCCCGATCGTGTTCGAGCCGCACAGGCGGACAGAGGCCGGGCCGGAGACTGGCGCGGGGGCGACCGAGGCGGCAGGCTCCGCCGACGGGACGGAAGAAGAGAATTCCGGGATCCGGGACCGGAAGGCCAGAAAGACCGTGAGAACGATGACCAAACCAGCGCCGACGATGGGCGCCTTCCTAACTCTTGATGCCATGGCCGAAGCATACGAGGGGAAGAGGAAAACCTACAGAATAGGATCCCTTTACCCGGCTACGACTCCATGACCTCGCGCGCTATCCGGTGCGCCGTCCTCTCCCGCTTCCCGGTCCCGCCGCAGCCAGGGCATTTCTTCGGGACGCAGCTGCACCGGCAGCTGTCGAAGACCATGACACCGGGGGTCGAGAGCTCGCAGGACGCCACATGATAGTTCTCGCCCGAGCGGCCAGAGCCGTTACAGACGACGCAGACCTTCCGGACCTTCGGGAGGACGCTCTTGGACTTCCGGGACATATCAGTGATGGCCGAAGCAGTCGTGCCATATGATGGCGAAGACCAGAAAGAAGGCGACATAGGCGAAGGCCGTCGGCCAGTTCATGTTCTCGCCGAGCTCAAGGTCGTCTCCGTCGTCGACGGTCTCGACATAGAGGTCTTCGTCCTCGTCGACCTCGTCCTCGTCGTCTTCCTCTTCAATGGGAATAAGGGCCATGGAAGGACACTACAGCGGGCGAACTCTGACCACAAGCTCGAGGGCGGCCCGGACCGAGAAGACGTGGAGGACGCCCTTCACATCCCGGACGTAGACCGTGTACTCCGGCGGCATCATCGCCCCGCGCTCGAGGGCGTAGAGCTCCGCCGCGTAGGCGGGCTCCTCCCTGAACCAGTTGGGCGGGGCGGTGACAAGGCGGGTGAGCACACCCTCGGGCGGCTCGGTCTCGCCCGGGCCCCAGACTCTGTCGGCGAGGGCCATCGTCAGTTCTGGAGCGACGAGAGGCTCGGGGTGTGGGCGACGAGGCACGCCTCGAGCGCCGGGAGGTGCGCAGGCTCCACGGAGACGAAGTAAGTGGTCTCAATGTCGCCGTCGAGCATCTCCACATGGAAATGGCCGCTCACCTGGAGGACACCGTCCTCGTTGAGGAAGAGATGATGCTGGATCAGGAAGCCTGAGAAGAACTCCATACTGTCAGAGTCAGGAAAGACGATGGAGACGATGTCGTCCGGCCCGCCCGTCTCGCCCCCGGAGGACACGGCGTCCAGGCCGCCCTGGAAAACGTCCATGACGGGAAGGCCCATCGTCAGCATGCCAACGGCGATCCGGTAGAAGCGGGGCTCCACCTCGACGGAGTTATCCCCGTACGTGACCTCGACCTTTTCCGTCATCAACACACACTACAGCCGAAGATCATGATTCCATGACGTCCTTGACGAGGTCCAGCTTCCGCCGCCGGCGCCCTTTCATGACTTCGGCCACGAAGCACGCGGTCACGAAGCTAAAGATGAAGCCGATGAGGCCGATGTAGAAGATAACGCACGCGGACCACCACGGGCTGTTCCCGCACGGGGAGCCGGGAGGGAAGGGCATGAGACGGGTTAGGGCCCACGCGAGGAGAACGTAGAGCGCGAGCGCCAGGACGTAGACGGAGAACCTCCTCGGCACTCAGGACTCCATGATCAGGCGTGCGAGCTTCACGCGGTCCCGGTACATGTCGACCTTGTCGTACTCGACGCCGTACGTGTCCGGGAGCTTGGTCCAGAAGCGGCTCTTCGGGACCGCCTTCCCCTTGTCGTTGATCACCTTCCAGGTGATCGAGTCGTAGTCGTCCTCCACCCGGACGCGAGACTTGTTGAAGGTCCGGATGTAGATACGGTCGCACTCGAGCGTCGTCCCGGAGTCGAGCGTGACGAGGACCGTCTTGTAGCCGGAGTCCTTGCTCCAAAGGCCCCCGAAGTACTTCGGGGCCGACGGGCCGACGGGTCGACGAGCTTACGGGTCTTGGCGAACTCGACGTTCCGGCGCTCGAGGACGAGCGCGAAGGACCATGGGGCGACGAGGGTGATGCGGTCTCCGCAGGCTGGGATGTAAAGCTTCATGGCGAAACGTACGTCCGGGCCTCCCCGAGCTTCCAGCCGACGGGGTCCGGGATCCCGGGAGGCGGAGGGAGCACGGGGCCACGCCTGAGAGGGACGGGAGAGAGTCCGTCAACGAGCCCAAGACAGCGGTCCTGATTGACAAGCAAGGCCATAGTAGAGACTATCTCGTCATCAGACATATCGCGGAAGTCCTGTCCGACGTTCAGGCCGTACTCCCGGTAGAAAGAGAGCCAGTCCCGCCCGGCGTCAACGTCGAGGCTGCAGGCGAGAAGGAACTGCCAGCCCGTGGGCTCCGTGGGGCCCGCGAGATGGACGGGCTGATCCATGGCAAAACAGTGGGCCATCTCGTGGATGGCGTACGGCCAGGCCCCAAAACGGTCGACGAAAACATGGCAGGTGTCCCAACAATGGGCGACCGGGTACACGAAGTCCATGGTGGCCAGGTCGTCCCGCCAAAAACGGCGCGGGCAGACGACAAGCCCGCCATCCCAGGAGGCGCAGATCTCGGAGAGCTTGGAAACGCGGAGCTGGTCGACGGTCGGCACGGGCAAAAGTACGCCGGCCCTGGACGTAAGCTCCGGCATGCCGTCAGTCCTCGCGATCAGGAAGTCCGCCCTCCCCTCCCTCCCGGAGAACGTCCGAAAATACGTCGGGGAGTTCTTCCGGGAGCAGGAGGTCCTCGGAATCCCCTGCCTCGTCGCCTCCCGGTACACCCACCATCCCAGCGGAGGGCCCTTCAGAACGTGGGCGAAGGGAATGGCCCCCAGCCATTCCGTTGAGCTCATGCGATTCGGCAGGTCGGACGCCGGGAGGGAGGTCGGGGACGAGATCCGGGCGGCGAAGAAAGAAAGGCCGGAGGACCTGTTCGAAGCCTACGCGGAAGAGCCGCGATACCAGAGCATCGACTGCGACTGAGTAGGATAGGACATGGAGGCGGACGACATCAGGGCGGCGGTCGAGGACGAACGGGAGAGGCTCGAGGCAGGCCTGCGCGCGGGGCGGCCGGAGAACTGGCAGTGCGACCAGAGGACCCGGGACGTCTGGTGCCTCGGCACCATCATAGACGAGCGCTACGCGGGCCTGGACCCGGAGCGCCGGCGCGAGCTCGGATGGGCGTTCAGCCGAATGGTCCGGTCGGCGGAGGACCCGTTCGAGGTCGCGGCCAAGGTCGTGAGGGTCGGGGACGACGGGTCCGACGTCGGGGAGGTCACGAAGGACCACTGGACCGCCAAGAACCACCGAAGGTGGGGCTAGGTCAGTAAAACGCGCCCTTGATGAGATGGTTCACGAGGTAGACCGCCCTGTCCCCGAGCTCCTTCACGCGCTCCCGGGCGGCGTCCTCGCTCCCGCACGTCCGCTCGTAAGCGTAATAAGGCTGTCCTCCAGAGACGGGCTCCTTTATGTACATGTAGACGTAGAAGTTATCCTCCCTCGGAGGAGCCTCAGCAGGTCGCGCCATCGTCCGCCGTCCCGTCCGCGGCCGCCCGCAGATGCTCGTCGAACTCCTCGCGGGAGACGCCGCCCGGCTCGTTGTCCCACGTCGGGTCCCGGTAGTCCGGGTTCTTGATCGCGAAATAGAGGCTCCAGGCGGACGAGCGCCAACCTTGGTGCCCGAGCTTCGGGTCCGGACGGCTCATGACGCCGCGGCAATGGTGAGCAAGCGGCGTCGCGTCCCCTCCGAGCTCCCCGAAGGCGAGGAGCTTCAGGAGGTCCGGGTGCGCGACGGCCCAGGAGAGGGCGTCCGCGTGCCCGAGGGAGTCCACGTGCAGGACGTGGACGGTCGCAGCGGGGTGCGGGGCGTCGGAGGCCGTCAGGACGACCTTCACGAGGAAGTCAGGAGGGATGACGGAAGGGTCGACGGTCATCCGACAATCCGCTTAAGGGCGGCCCAGACCGGCTTCAGGTACTCGTTGATGGTGTCGCGAGCCTTCTCGGCGCCAAGAAGATAAGCGTCTACGCAGAGCGCAGAGTGGGAGAGGCCGGCAGCCTTCAGCGCCGCCTCAGCGGCCACGCGCTCGCCCTTCCCGCCAGAGTCGCGGCGGACGAAGCTCGGAGCGTGGACGGCGATCCAGCGAAGGGTGTAGTGAGCAGGGTTCTTCTTCTTGGCCTTGGGCATGGCCAGAGCTTACAGTAGCTTCGATTTTCGAACATGCAGAAACCAAAGACGGAGTAAGCCTCTTCGCATCTAATGGGCCGGCCTCAGAAAAACGAACTTCGTCTTCGGCTTCTCCGTGAAGCGTTCCAACCCATGCTTCGCGACGTAGGCGGCCTCGGTCATCTTCAGCTTCGAGGCAATGTCGTAGACCCTCTTCTTATTGATGGTGAGTCCGGACACATCCATATAGTGGTAACTAGGACGAGTCTTCCCGACTAGAGTCCAATTCGAAGCCTTGTAAATGATCCCGGAATGGCCGAAGGTCTCATCGGCAAAACTGACCAGCTCCATGACGTCCGGATGGTGAGAGAAAGCGAGAGAAACACATCTCGAGACCAACCAGGAGGCAAAGTTCTTCTTCTGATGGGACGGGCGAATGCAAAAGCGGTCAAGCTCGAGGACCTGTTTACACTTCAGGCCGCGCGAGGAGGCGACCTCCAGCCGCGTTACGGAATTGAACTTGCAGACCGCAATCAAATCTTCGCCAAAGTACGCCCCGTAAACGGAAATCCCGGCCCGTCCCCTGCCGGCATAATGGAAGGCGTCCAGGAAGTCCGTATACAGGACAGTCGGCTCCCCCTTGCCCCCGATGCGAACAACTCTGACTTCAGAGAGGGAAAAATCAACAGGCTCGACGTTGGGGAGGGAGCCGATCATGGAACGGACCATCTTATCGACGATGTTCGGGTTGAGGAAGTTCTTCTCCTCCAGACGAAAAGCCCTATATTCCGGATGATACCTTTCCGTGTAAGTGAGCTTAGCTCGATCCTTGGCAGCCCTCTTCTTGTCCGCGTGCCAGTACTCCCCGTCAACATCGATGAGCACTCCGTGCTCTGACAGGAAGAAGTCCCAGATGTAGAGCCCGACCTCATATTGAGGAATGAAGGCGATACCAAGGCTAGAGAGCCTGGCGGCCATAGCTCTCTCGAGCCCGGAACGGAAACCGTCTCCCAGCTGCTTCGCTCTGGCAACATTGGACTTTTCAATGGCGTCAGGACGCTGCACGCCGCAGCCGAAGCACTTGTAGACGCAGGTGCGGCCGGACTGACGGTGTCTCCGGGCCTGATGCAGGAGGCTACTAAGTTTCACCCCTTTCGGGGATGAACAGTCTTCGCACCGAGCTATGACTTTCCCTGTCTTCACGTTTTTCGGAAGACCGCCAAACATTCCGACCGTGGCCGGAAGATCGATGACCGACATGACGGAGTCGACGCTCACTCCCGTCTTCCCGGACTTGGAACACCGATGACAACGATAGAGGACCGAGGAGCCGGAGACGGCATTCCTCCGATATTGCTTCAGGAGACTTACGAGTTCGACATTGAAGCGGCGGCGACATATCTGGCAACCAACGTCAAGGCGAGGTTTATCCGAAAGAGAAGGACTCTTCTGGAGAAGGGTGATCGATTCCGGAGAGAGGACGGACTGGAGAGCTGGATACTGCTCCAGCCATCCGGACATTTGGGAACAACCGTTACAGAACCCGAAGAAAGAGTTGTCTTGATCTCCGCACCTAACGCACGCCATGTCCGATAGTACAACCGATAAGCCCCGATACCCAGATACGACTGAGCCCCGGGACCTATCGGCGCCGGGGGCTCAGCAGGAGCAATTAAGCTCGGGCTCGGATCAGCGAGTCACAATCAGGCGGACGAGACCGCGCGGATTGTAGGCTCCGATGCCGAGGTTCTCGAACATCGAGAAGCCGATCGTGCGCTCCTCGGGGTTGTCCGCGCTCAGCACGGTCAGCTCGGTGCGCACCGGGATGCGGCCGAACATCTCGGGCTCGCAGCAGCAGTAAACCACGCCTGCCGGCACGAGGCGCGACACAATGAACTGGGCATTCCACCCAGTGGCCATCATGCCGGTCTTCCACAACGTCGCTTGCGACTCGATGTCCAGCACGTCACGACCGAACTTGCGGATGTCCGCGTAGTCACGGGCGTTCATGTAGACACGGGCCACGCGCAGGTCGTGGAACTCGATCTCGGCAAACGCGTCCGCGAGGACGGCAGGCGAGATGGGGGCCACCACCGGGATGTCCGGGTTCGTACCGCCCGCGAGTTCGTCGAACCCGTTGACCGAGATCGCGTCCATGATCGAGAAGACGCGGTCGTCCTCTGCGGCCTGGATCTGCGCCTTGCCGAGGTCCTGCATGCGCTTCAGGAGGTCATAACGACGCTCCTTGATTTGCGTGAGGGGGGCCTTGGGGAGCGCGGCGATCTCGAACAGCGGGAAGATCACGCGACGCGGCTTCATCACCGCCGTGATCGACTCGCCCTCTTCGCCGATCACGTACGCCGTGACGTCGGGGTCCTTGTCGTAGATCGCCAGCGCGCCGTCCGGGATCTGCTCGACCAGGAAGGTCTTGCGGCCCACGGACGAGTAGTCGCGGCGCTCGCGCAGCGGCTGGATCATCGAGGCCGCGAGGCGACGACGACCGGCCTGGCTGCCGATGTGCTTGTCCACGATCGACTCGCGGATCGAGTTGTCCACTACGTGGACGCCAAACGGATTCATTGAAGCGTTCATTTTCTTCTTCCTTTCGTCCGTTAGGCTCAGCCGGTGAAGGTGAGGGTTGCGAACATCTCGGAGCTCGTCGAGTCCGGAGGTGCGATGACGGTCCCCATGCGGGTCACGTCGGGTTCACGGGGAAGGCCTGAAGTGCCGCTCCCGGTGGCCGCGGTGTTGATCCAGGCGAACTCGTAGGAGTCCAGCCAATTGTTCGTGAGGAGGCCGTTGACCGACGCGTAGAGCTTGTCGCCCACGTTGTAGGTCAGCGCAGTTCCGACGACGGCGGAGCTGCCGAGGGTGCCGCTGATCCACGAGTTGGTCGTCTGAACCTGGGTCTCGTAGACCTTGACGCCGACCGAGCCGCCGCGAAGGAAAGGGCCCTTGCCCGATGCCGCTGCGGGGAGGTTCTCGTACGCGTTGCCGAGCGCGTCGTTGATGAACAGGCCCAGGGGGCGAGTCCCGGCGACGTAGGCCGAGCTGACGAGCACGGCGCCGCCGACCGCGTTCGCGCCGATGTCGGGGCGGGTGAACGTCACCGATCCGCCGAGCACGCCGCGCTTCACGTTTGCCGGCAGGGTCGTTGAGACCGCCGACGGTGTAGTAACTACGTTCGGGTTCGCCTGCGTGAATGCGTCCGAAGAAAGGACAGGGATGCTGTCCTTGATCAACGAATACAGGATCCGCAGGGCGCCCTGATTCAGGCCGGGGCCTGATTCTTGTCCGCCAATTCCCATGATTCAATTCTCCAGTTGCGTCAGTGTCCGGGAAAGAGAGGTTCCTCGAGAGTCGCCGACGTGGATGGATTCAGTCCGGGTCGCCCCGCGAGTCCGGCTCCGCGCCGCCTTGTCCTTCAGTTCGTCTCCTCTGCGTCACCTTCGTTGGAAGCCTGTCTGCGTATCCTTTATTCAGTATTCTTAGGCCGCCCGAGGGCGGCCTGAAGTGTCTCAGAGCGCCGGGGGGCGCTCCCAGAGGTTCGCGAGGTCGTCGCCCTCGGCGCGGCGCTTGGTCGGTGCGGCCTGGACCTGCCCGATGCGCTTGGCCGAGGCCGAGGCCGTGCGGGTCGCCGGGGAGGGGCCGTAGCCGCCCGTGGACGCCGCCTGGATCTCGCGCTGCGCCATGACCTCGGGGTGCTCGTCGAAGAGCGACGCGAGCTCGGAGGTCTCGCCGGCGACGTGGGCCGACTCGTCGTCCTCGCCGTCGTCGAACGTGATGTCACCCAGGTCGGAAGCCAGCGGCATCACGGCGGGGGTTGCCGGCACTGCCACCGGCGGGGCGAAGATTTCGGTCAGCTCGGGCGACGGGGCGCCGCCGGGGGCGCACTCTTCGGCAAGCATCTGGTCCAGGGCCTGCAGGTCCTCTTGGGACATGCACTGCTGTTGGGCCTGCTGCTCCTGCTGCTGAGCCTGCTCCTGCTGCTGAGCCTGCTGCTCCTGTTGAGCCTGCTGTTCCTGCTGGCCCTGATGACCCTGCTGCTCTTCCTCTTTCTCCTCGGCGACGCGGACGGAGGCGACGATCTTGAGCATCGAGCGGAGGGTCGGGTCGTCAACCGTCATGATGACGGAGGCGAGGCGCTCCACGTCGCCCTCCTTGGCGCCGTCGGGCAGCATGCGGGACGCCAGCTTGCAGCAGGCGGTCGCACGGCGGACCTTGCGGTCGCGGGGGAGGGAGTCGGGGGAGAGGGCCTGGAGACGGGCGAGGGTCGACGCGATCGTCCTGGCCGGAAGGGCCATGAGCTCGGTCGCCTGGTCCATCAGGGCGCCGGCGTCGTTGGTGCGGAGGAGCTCGCGGCTCAGATCGAGCGCGTAGCCGGCCTTGCGGGTGACGGCAGCCTCGCGGGCGTTGTCGTACTTGCCGGATCCGCCCCACTCCTTCGAGTCCTTGTGGTCGAACGTGTCCTTGCGGATCTCGCCGAACCCGACCTCGTTGCGCTTGACATGGTCACCCTCGTAGTCCAGCTCCACGTTCTTGTTCGTGGTGGGCGTCTCCGCCCAGCTGTCAGGATCACCGTTCTCGTACTCCACCGGAGACGGTTGCGGGTGTTCCTGGTTCATGGTGAAAATGTCTGCCTTGCGAGACGTGGCCGCCTGACGCGGGGCCGATTCGCTACCAGGCTTCGACGACCAAGTGCTGCGCTGACGGTTCATGGCTTATAACGTCTCCTACTCCGGCTGTGTTTCATCAATGTCTTAAACATTTTGAGGAACGGAAGCGATTCTCCCGATCCTCACGAAGAACTTCTGCTCAGGCGCGGACAGAGCGCGGCCAACACGGACTTTGCAGGCGGCCACGTAGGAGCGCTCGCTGGGGAAGTCTGAGGAGGGGCCTGTGTTCATCGCTGCCTGATAGAGGGCCGCGGGCATGGCCGCGGACCTGACCGTGTCATGAATCCATGAAAAAACTATAAGGTCACGGGGGGTCAGGCCCGTCACCCTGTTCGAAAGGATCGAGCGCCTGGTGGCGGCGTAGAAGCGGATCAGCGCGGCGTTGCCGGAGAACCTCTTGGCGACGGCGGCGACGGAGGCCGGGCCGCGGGAGGACGTGGCGAGCAGCGTCTCGTTCATGTCCGAGTCCGAGAGGGACGGGGTGGCGGTCGGCACGTCCTCGGGCTTCGGGGCGAGCTTGTCGCCGAGGCCCTTGACGATGCCCTCGAGCAGGAGCTCCTGCGCCTTGTCGACGAGGCCCTGCATCTTGTCCGAGCCCGATGGGGCGGCAGGGGCCGGGTCGCCGATCGGCGGGACGTCGTCCTCGGCGCCGTCGTCCTTCTTCTTGCCGTCGTCGTCAGGACCCTGTCCGCCGGGGGCGTCAGCGGGCTTGCCGAAGGCGGGCTCGTCGCCGCCCCGGGACTGGGACTGATCCTGTTCTTCGGCTACGCGGGTCGAGGCCGCGAGGGGGATGCCGGTCGGGAGCGGGTCCATCGAGCGGCGGAGCATCACGGCCTCGCCGCGGGTCAGGGCGTCGGAGAACGCGACGCTGGCGGCCATGTCGTCGTTGAGGAAGTTCCTGCGCACCGCGCCCTTGAAGGCGGGGTTGCGGACCCAGGAGGCCTCGATGAAGGTGTTGCTGTTCGGGACGGAGACGTGCCCGATGAGCTCGCCGAGGCGATGTTCTACGCCCTCTTCGTCCGCGAACTTGCTCCCCTTGCCGTCGTACATGATGCACGGGCAGAGCTGGGTGTCGTCGGACGCCACGTTGCCGCAGCGGTTGCAGCAGGTGAACAGGGATATGCAGCCCATCGAGAGCGCGGAGATATTCCCCGCCATAATGTCGCGGACCAGGATCTGGTGCTTTCTGTCCGTGGCGACGAGGATGTCGACGTAGCAGGTATTGCCGAGGTCTCGGGCAATGGCGTCGACAATGAAGCCCTTCGACAGCTCCGGGATCTGGATGTGCTCCAGGTAGTTAGGGGCGCCGATGAAGGTCCGGTAGGTAGACAGAAGCAGCGAACGCTCCCAGCAGTCCGAATTATGTACCGAGCGCCTGTTTGCCACATAGCTATGGTCAATCTCGGTCTCAAAGTTGAAGACGGTCCCGTCATACCACTTCTTCTCGATTGTCTTGATCAGGTTCGCAATGCCGTCGTCACGGGTCCTGAATTCCAGAAAACGGTTTTTCCGTCCGGATTTGGAATTACGCCAGGCGTCTTCCATGAAGCCGCCGATCACAACCTTCTCGGCCTCGATAGCGTTGATAGTCGTCACATTGGCTACACACGACTTTGTCGGGTCATTGACGATGATCCACCCGCCGTTCCCGTCGCAAATCCGCTTACGGCCTGAACGAACTGTTCGGTGGGTGCTGGACACGACCCCGAGCCTGGCCAGCAAGACGCCCATCTGGGAGTGTAGGTCAACAGACGAAGTCGTGACTGTCAGCCACCCGCCGACCGTCTTCTTAACGGATCCATCTCCCTCAAGCCAACCTTGCACGACGAGCTTTTGGAGCTCTATCGGCCAAGTCAGGACCTCCGGGTCGAGTTTCTTCGTTCTCGCGTGCTCGCCGGCATACCTTTTGAAGAATTGGACCGCCTCAATGGCGTAGTTCGTGTAGAGCTTGATCGCGTTCTCAGAGATCGTGTGCTGACGCACCTTGATCTCAGCCCCGAACTCCGAGTCCATAAGGCGGACTATGTCGGCCGCCAGAGTGTCAACCTCGTCCTTGCATAGAGAAAACTCGACGCCGACCGGGATGTTATGCGTCTCGTCCGGGAACAAATCACGGACGTTCTTTCTAACACGGTGGAGCTTCTGCCGATGAAGGTGTCCCTCCGCCAGGTAGTAGCCGAGGAGCTTGGCCTTACCGGGGGTCACCCCGGACGGGTTCGACTCGCCGCGAAGCTTCGGATATAGGACATGGTCGTTCTCGCGGACGAGACCTGCGGACAGCCAGCCAAACTCGCCGGTGTCGACGGTCTTGGCGCCGGACTTCCTTGGCCGCGATACCCAGATCGGGTGTTCGCCCGTCACGATGAGAGGACGATGGTCTCCGCGAGACCCAATGCTGTAGATCCAGCCCCTATGAGGGTGGACGAAGGTCTTCACGACCTTCCGAACGCTCCCCGTGTGGGATATGACCTCATCACCGACAATGACGGACTCGATCGGTTTCTCGGTCCCGTCCGCCATCAAGATCATAGTCCCGGCTGGACAACAGTTGTTGTTGATAATCTCCTGACAGGCCGGCTTCACTCGGAAGTCCGGGTAGCGGACGTCGATCTGGACGCCGCGCTCCATGCGCTTGCCGGTGACGGCGCCCTTCGGGGCGTAGGTGTCGACCGAGGCGACGATCGTCGCGTGCGAGAGCAGGAACTGCTTCGGGTCGCACTTGCGAAGGACGTCCTTGGCGATTCGCCCGACGTAGTCCTTCGAGACCGCGCCCTCGTGCTGCTGGCGCAGCTCGTCCATCCACTCGTCGAACTGGATGGCAGTCTTCGAGATGATAGCGTTGGCAGTGCGTCGGAATGACATCTATGCTCCCTCGCCATGTCCAACAAAAGTCTGACGGTCCGCGGCGTACTCTGCGGCGTGAAGGAAAAAAGACTCCGGGACGGAAAGAAGGACGTCAGGAAGGCCAGCGGCCTCAGGACAGAGGGCGTCGCCCAGAAGCGCGAAACGCCGTGGCGCCCGGAGAACCCGGGGTCCCTGAAGAGAAGGGGAGAAGGCCGGAAGGAGCTCCGGTATCTCGCCACGAAGGGCGACAAGGAGTTCCACATCTTCAACCCGGAGACGTGCCTCCACGTCGGGAAGCACGACAAGAGAATAGGGGTCGTCTACCGATATCGGACGGACAAGTGGATGCTCCGGAACTGGGACGGAGACGGCAGCAACGTCCGGCGAGGGATCGTCGAGTGGGACAGCGAGGGAGGGGCCAAGGCACTCCGGGCCAGGTGCGTCCGGAGGGCCCTGGAGCACGCGAACATCGTCACCGTCCCGGCCTGGCTCCTGAAGGAGATGAACCAGCCCGGAAAGTGGGGAAGCCAGAAGTTCTGGGAGAAGCTCGTCGAGGCTCACAAGGTGGCCATGGACCTGGGCCTGATCCACGAGGTCATGGAGACTTGAGGGACTTCGCGCGAGCCACGGCGGCGTCGGCCGTCCTGTCGTACCAGGCCGTCACGGACTTCTTAAAAGGCCACATCCACATGTAGACGGAGCCTGTGAAGGCGGGGATGACGACATCGCGCCACCCGGCGTCGTAGACGATCTCCGGGACGTGCCCGAGCTCGGCGGCGGCCATGAGGCTCTCGGTGTAGGCCTCGCGCTCGAACGCCATCCGGAAGTAGGAGAGGCCGGCCGGGAGCGGGATGAACAGGTACATGAGCGAGAACAAGAACATCCCGTACTTGCGGCGCTGACGCATGTGGACGCGCTCGTGACGCAGGGTGACGAGAAGGTTGAAGGGGGCGGGGTCGTCGAGCCAGGACTGCGGGGCGTAGACGGTGTAGCCGATGGTTGTGGCGAAGTCGGTGAGGAACGTCTTCGTGCGGCCGAGCGTCAGGACCCTCAGAAGGACGTCGATCACCTTCATCAGCCGGCTCCCGCCCTTCGGGAGAAGCTTGAAGTCCGGAAACTCGGAAAGGATCTCGGCTATGAGGACCTTCACCGGAGGCTGGAGTATCAGGCGGTCCCCTTCATCAGGTCCGCGCAGAACTCGCGGCGCCCGGACTGACTCCTGATCATTTCGACGTCGACCACTCCGCGGTAGGTCCGGGCCATGGAGGACAAGGAGATGGTATGGCAGATAGAGGTCTCCATATCGCCGTCCCGGACGAAGGCCACGAACCCAAGCTGAAGGTAATGAGGGGAGTCCTCCGAAAGGACGATGGCGCCGGGATGGGCGTCGACCCAGCGGCGGACGTCGGAAACCAAGACAGCCAGGTCCGTGTGGGTCGGACGGGCCTTCGCCGTATCGAAGTATAACTCAGGACCCTCGTCCTCTTCGGCAGAATCGGCCTTGATCACGGGCTCCGAAGGGACCGGGGCCGGCGAGGGTTTCGGCCACGCCGCGGACGCGGCGCCGGTGATCAGTCCGAAGAGGCTCGGGAAGAAATATCTGCGCTCCATGGAGGAACGCTACCGTCTCGCGGCGGCCCGGAGAATCGGGAGGATGACGGCGCGGGTCGAGGGGCGCGTCCGGGCGAGCCTCACCAGGACGGGCGTGATGATGCGGCGCGCGGCCGTGCGGGTCGCCCGGAGGTCCGTGGAGGCGGCCTTCAGCTGAGGGCCCACATCATTGTAGAGCTCCTTCAGGTACTTCTTCATCTTGTCCGGGTCGTCGAGGCTCTCGCGGAGCATGTCCACGTAGTGCCTTACGGTCCATTGGAAGTGCTTCGGGTCTTGCTTCCCGTGGGTGTCGGGGGAGGGGGCCTCCGCCGAGCTGCCGTCCTCGTTCATCAGGACGTCCTCGCTGCCGTCCTCCAGGTCCACCGGCTTGACCATGGTCTGCAGGTGGTCGCGGGCGCCGGACAGGATCTCCTGCCCGCGCTTGATGAGGGCGGGGATCCGGTCGCGGATAGCGCGGATCTTGTCGCGAGTCGGCTCGATGCGGACGTCGTCCATGTCGGACAGCAGGGCCTTGGCGCCGTCGAAGAAGTCTCGGTTCTCGCGAAACTCTTCCTCGATGTAGTGGGAGGCGTCGGTCCACTCGCGCGTCCCCTCGACGAATTCGTCCATCGCATTGTCGTCCATACTGTAGGACGTCTGGAGGGCGGACGGGTCGTCGCTCTTCTTGTCCTTCTTGAGCTTCTTCGACATGGACTTGAAGAAGTCCTTGAAGCCGGAGGTCTGCTCGTCGGCGGACACGCGGGAGGCGACCTTGCCGAGCGCCTTGGTGCGGTCGAGGATCTTGCGTAGCTCCTCCTCCTCGGAGATGCCGTCCTCGAAGAACTTGGCGAACTCGTCGGCGTCCTCGTAGTCCGAGAGCGCGGAGCCGAGCTCCTGATCCAGGGACTTGAGAACATACAGCATCTCGTCCATGTGCTGCTCCCAGGTCTTGACGCCCGGGTTGATCACGGAGAGGCGGCCGTAGCCGGTTGAGACGGCGACCGCAGCGACGATGGCGCGCGAGGCTTCCGGAGAGGACGCGGAGAGCGACTCGGCTATAGAGAGGAGGTTGGAGGCCGCCTTCTTCCTGGCGCGCTCCTTCGAGGGAGGGGCCGGAATCTCGGCTCCCTCGGCGGGGGTCGGGACGACGGCGGCCTCGGGAAGGGCCTCGTCCCAGATGAGGTCCTTCGGCGAGATGGAGAAGCCGCAGCCGGTGCAGCTGAGGACCTTCTTGTTCGCGCGGTACGTCCTTGGCCTCATGCCATCGGCGCCGCAGCGCGGGCAGCGGATCTTGCCCATCGACTTCTCGCGCTGGGTCACCTTGTAGCGGCGTCCCTTGTCCTTCCAGTACAGGGCGAGGCGCGGGGACGGGGTCCGGCCGGCGTCGTACAGGTTGGCGACGGTGAGGCGCACGGCGTCGTCGCCGAACTTCTCGGAGAGGGCGGTCGAGAGCGACATGAAGGCCGCGATCTCGTCGAGCCCGTCGTGGTGGGCCTTGCAGGCCGCGCGCCAGAGCGGGGCCGTGGAGACCTCGTACTTGGCGGCGACGGAGGCCGTCAGGCTCTTGCGCCATTTCGCGTCGGCCTTCAGGGCGTCGACGTCGTTCTCGAACCTCGTCTGCGCCCAGCTGGAGTAGGTCTGGTCGAGGGAGAGCGGAGGGGCGACGTCGCCCGAGAGGTCGCGGATGAGCTCGGTCGGGGACTCCTGCTCGGAGCCCCACGGCCATTGGACCTGCACGGTCCCGTTGCGGTAGTCGACGAACACGACGCGGCCGGCGTAGGGGCTCGGGAAGAAGTTCCTCATATCCGTCTTCCTGACGACATCGCCGGACGTGAAGTCCTTCGCCGCCGCAACGTCATCCACGAATGCAAGTCGCGTATTCATCTTAACCCCTGCTGGCGCATAACAAAGGCAATACGCTCATGTTCTTCAGCTGTCCCCGAGCCCTTGAGACTGTTGGCTTTATGGGAAATGACCTGGATGTTCCCGGGAACATATCCGAGCTCGGGTCGTATCCTGTCTAAGGAAGGAGAATCGGGGCCAACCTTCCCGACGTTTAGCTTCAGCGGCATTCCGAGATATGGACAGAAGTCGGGGATAGTAATATCGTCCGCGGTCAGACGAAACGGAACCCCCTTCTTGATCGCCCTCTTCTCAGCCTCCCTGAGAACATATTTGGTCCAGTGTTGCTTAGGACGCAAGGTCCTGGAGTTGGCGTAGCACCGATTTCGGTTGGCCTTCGCCTTCTCCGGACTATTTTGCCGAAAACGCGCCGAACGCACAGCAGAGCTCGATCGCCCGGATTCGGATCCGGGGACCAAGCTCAAGACTGGAGTCTTGGCGTTTGGCAAGGTGGTTCACCGAAGAGTTACGGAGCCCAGGTCTTGGGGGTGCTCGCGGAGCGCGCCGAGCCCTGCTTGGTGCTCTTGCCCGAGGATCCGCCCGGCCAGCTCGGTTGCTTCTTCGTCGGCGCCGTCCACTCCGACAGGTCGCGGACGTCGTACTCGTTGCGCTCGGAGACCGTCGCGGAGTTGTCCTGGTCGAAGGTCGGGACCGACTTCGAGTTGAAGCTCGGCTCCGTCTTGTGCATGTACGGCTCGTCGGACTCCACCTTCTCGGGGGCGTTGACGTTCTCGAAGGTCTTCATGTAGGGCTCGTCCGAGTCCTGCTTGATGACCTTGGAGACCTTCGCCTTGTACGCCTTGAGGCCGTTCGGGCCGAACGCGGCGATCTGGATTCGGTCGGCCGAGGTGTCGATGAGATGGACGAGCTCCGACGCAACGCGGGCGTCGATGAATCCGGCCTTGGCGAGACGTTCCATCTCGTTACCCGTCGAGTCGAGGGTGTCGAGGACCTGGGCAGCAATCTTCTTATTGATCGGCATTTGGACTCCAGCAGTTCGGGACGCGATTAATGGCCTATGCGGGATCACCTCACCAGGAGGCGTCCTCCGCTGCGATGGAAGCCTTCTTGTCGCCCTTTTTCTTCATGTTCTTGAGGAACTGGGGCGGAATCTTGCCTTTGCCCTTCTTCTTGTCCTTCTTCTTCGCCGCGGCGAGGATGAAGGGACCGAGGGCGGCCTTGGCCGCGGGACTGGCGGCGGCGACCTTGAGGAGGACGGGAAGCGGAACCTCGGCGAGGTCCTCGGCCGCGGCAGTAACGGCGGGGGCGGACGCGACGCCGGCCCTCGGACTGCCGACGGAGGCGGCGTCCGAGATGGACTGGACGGCCTCGGCCTCAGTGCTCACCAAGGACCGCAGGTTCTTGACGATCTGGAGGGCGGCGGACGGGTTGGTGTCCCGGAGGTCGCTTGCCACCTGGACGAGCTGCTGATATGACGCGTTTTTCTTGATCATGGCGGAAGCACTCCTATTGTCGCCCTTGGGCGCCTTCATTGGAAGGACTGTGTCAGAAAAGGTGTCGTACCCCCACTTAGCCAGACGGTTCAGGAGGAGGTCGTAGGTCTCGGAGTCGATCTTCGACTGGTAGGCGTTGCCGTTCGCAGTCTGAATCGACAGGTCCAGGGCGGCGCGGAGGGGCGCATCCTTTGCGCCGTCATCCCATCCGTACTTCAGCCAGTCCTCGTCCAGTAGCTTGCCGGCGAACTTGACGATCGCGTCATAGTCCTTGTTCGTGAAGTAACGCCTGTCCGGCAGGGCGACGGTGTTCGGGGAGTCCGTCGGGTTGCCGCGGACGTCGCGAACCCCATGATATGCTCCGGTCCTTGGGGACATCGGCGAGAACGCCCTATTAAAAGCCGCTAGGCCGAGGGCGCGATCCATCTCCTCCAGGCGGGCGGGGTCCATGTCGTAGCCGGTGTTCTTCAGAAGCTCCAAAAGGGAGGAGTCGTCGTGCTCCTTCACCAGCTTCTCGAGGGTGGCGGGAGGGACGTCGGAGGCATCAGAGAGGGCGTCGATGGCCGAGTCGAAGTCGAAGTCCTCGTCCGCCTCGTCCTCCTTCGTCATATGCTCGAGGTCCCGAAGGTACCGGTCGAGGTCGGCGTCGGAGACCGAGGACTCGCGGCGCTTGGTGGTGTCCGGATCCTTCTCGCGGACCCTTCGCCGGCGCTGCTCGTGGCGCGGGGCACGCCTCTCCTTATGCTTTCTGGAGGGGGCGGGCTTCCGGTTCAGGAGCCTGTCGGCCTCCCGGTCCTCCCTCTCGGCAGGGCTGAGGTCGTTGGGCATGGATCGTCAGGCCTTAAGGGCGAAAGAAAGTCTATTCACTGTCGCCCCCGAAACGGTCGCCATTCTTGCCGGCGACATTCAGGCCGAGGTTCTTGTAGACCTTGTCCTTCACGTCCGTGTCCTCGGCCAGGGAGTCGCCGATGGAGGTAAGGGCCGCCCGGATGAGCTCGTTCATGTTCGCGTCCTTGAGCGTGAACGCGTCCTTCTGCAGCTGGTCGTGGGCGTCGTCCACGTCGATGTTAAGAAGGTCGTAGATGTACGCGATGGGCATCGAGCCCTTCTGGTACAGGTTGTACATGAAGTCCTGGAGCTCCGTGTTGTCGCGGAGGGCCAGACGTGTGAACTGGAGCTTCGGGTAGAGGAGGTTCCGGTTCCCGTCCTCGTCGACCTCAAAGAACTGCTTCTTCTCGGCGACCGGGGCGAACAGCTGCTCCTCGACGAACTGGGCCATCGTCTCCCTGTAGAGGAGGTACATTGTGTTCATAACGTCGAGGTGGATGCGCTCCCCGGAGTAGGTGCTCTCGCCCGTGAGCATAGACTCCGTGATGCGGAGGCCGATGAACAGGAGCTTGTTCGTGATCTCGTACTCCGTCGACAGGTCGAGAAGGCGGTCACGGGATCCGATCTCGTCCCAGTGCAGCTCGAAGTTGGCGACGACGGTGAAGTCCGGGTCCTGGAGGGCCTGGTCTATCTGGTCCCGGACGCCCTCAACGTCGGTCTCGGACATCTTGTCGCCCCAGACAACGCGCTTCGGCGTCATCGCGCGGGAGGCGATGGAGGTCTGGGCCTGGCGAAGCTTGTCCTGGAACAGGAGCGTCCGGAGGCAGCGCTCGAGGATGGACGTGCCGCGGTCGTCGTAGGCGGCCTTCTTGTGGGCCAGGTGGTAGCAGAACGACGAGCAGTAGTAGTCCTGGTACGGGCTCGTGTTGAGGGGGATAGGCTGGCCGTTGAGGAGCCGGTCCTTGATCATGTCCGGGATGTCGGCGGCGATCTTGGCCGCCTCCGGGTCGGACGTGTTCTGGGCACGGAGGACGACGAGCCGGTCCTTCTCGCTCGGAATGAGCTCCATCTTGGTCTTGTTTGTGTACTGGAAGACCTCCAGCTTGACCTGCTCCGGGGGCAGGATGGTGAGCTTCTCCCACCCCCTATAGTTCTTCGCCACGAAGTCGAGGATGGCCTTATGCTGCTCCTGTGGAGGCTTCGGCTCAAACTTCTTGATACGTCTTCGTGTGGACCGGCCGACGTAGTCGACCTCACCGATCTCCTCCTCGGTGATGTCCATCGTCAGCTCCTCGGGGACCTCCGGGAGCATGTCCTGGTCCTCGGCGAAAATGAAGACGTTACCTTGAAGCCAGTACTCGTGCGTCGCGTCATACAGGACCTGGAACATCCGGACACGCCGGCACATCTCCTCATAGAAGTGGAGGATCTGCTTGTTACGGCGGCGGTCCTTGCCCTTCGGGAGGGACAGGCGGATCTTGGACATCGGGACGTCCGTATTATGGGTAGCCAACCCATAGGCAATATAGCTCTTCCGATCCCCAGAACCGTGAACCTCTATGTTATGAACCAAACCGTCATACTGGACGGTCGAAACCCTCTCAATGCGCCTAAGGACGCTGGATCCGACACGGACGCTATACTCACGGGTCGAACGGGCAGAGTATTTCCCCTTCACGAAGTTAGCATAATGGGAGAACTCTACATGGAAACGATAAGGTATTATGATCCGGTAGGTAGTCCCGCGTGGGGTAAAGCCACTCTTCCTGGTTTTTGGCTCAACAGCATGAATGACCGGAGAGTAGCCAACCTTCGATGCAAGAGTGTGGATCTGATGGGCCATCCTCTCGGAGGTCGTCGTGGCAACGTAACCGTTCTTCGTAAGACAGCCATCACCATTCCAGTAAGCGCCGAGAAATTCCAGAATATCCTCTCTGGGAGATTCAATAAGATCCAGGCTTAGCTTCTTCTCGCGAGAACCACTACCAACGTGATGGTAACAAAACTCGGCAAAATCTCTCTTATAACATTTGACATCACATGAGCGTGAGCCGCTCCGAACACGCTTTCGGGCCTCGTGAGAATACTCCGAGAAGAACATTTCGGATATTTCGTCGGCTATGGTCTCGAACTCGTTCTCGTTCAGAGTGAAGACTACCCTGTCAAGATGGCCGTACGAGGTCCTCGACAACGAACCTTCAGCCGCATAGTACCCGAGCAGACGAAGCTGGTTCCTTGTGAAAACAGATTCGGAAGAAACGATCGACGGAGAACATACATAATCCCCCTCCTTCAAATCTTTAGCAAACACAAACGATGGCTTGCCGAAATCGACGCCTGCACATTTTTTCTGCCTGCAAAGGGACTTCGACCCACGTTTGCAGGCGCCCAAACCGTAGATGGGGAACTTGCAGTTAACCTGCGAAGCTCGATAAATCAAAAAAGGATGGTTCTCAGTGCAGTCGATGTCTTCGTCGACCCCGCGAACCTTCAGTCGGGTGATGGGACCACGAACCATATCCTCGAAGGTCCGAAGAACCCTCGTTGTCTCCCCGAGACCGTTAACGACCTCGTCTCCGACGACCAAAGACTCTATAGGCCTGACAGTCCCGTCCCGCATAAGGACCGGGGCGCCGGGAGGAAAACAATGGAAGTCGATGGCCGCGCCGACTATGGGGTGCGTCGTGTACCAGAACCGGAAGAGCTCGCGCTTCTCGCGCTCAGACTGCGGGAGCTCGAGAAAGTCGGTCGAGAGCTGGGGGCTGTAGAACTGCGAGTGGGCGTCGACGACGTTCGTCGGGGAGCTCCCATACCCGGAGAAGCCACCCATGGAGCTGCCGCCATAGTTGGCGACGCGGATGGACTGTCGTGACTCGCGGCGAGCCTGACGTTCAAGCTTCGTCAGCTGCTGGCGGGTTAGGCTCTGGTCCGTGTCCTGACGACGAACGCCAAAACGGGTCTTGGGAGGGGTCTTCTTAGTTGCCATGGCCGATCACTTTCCCCTCAATAGAAGGAGACATCCTTCTCAGACATAATCTCGTCTCGGACAGCCGACACGTGGACCGAGACCGTAGCGCGGCCCCTTCCAGCGAGACGGTTCAAAACGGCGGCGCCGCCGGCCGCGGAAAGGATGAGATCCCGTATGACGGGATGCGGCTTGCCCGCGCTCCTGGGGACAGACTTCCCGAAATCGTCAACGGCGCGGGAGACGAGGTCCGAGGCGTCGGCGAGGCGGGAGACGAGAAGGCTGTAGGCCTCCTCCGTCCCGTCCGGGACGACGAGGTCCGAGGCGCGGGCGAAGGCCAGCTTCGACGCGAGATCGCGCGCCACGCCGTGGACGGCGCGCTGGAGGTCGGCCGGACGAAGGCGGGCGGCGAGACCGTACCGGACGAGGTCCGGGGAGACCGAGGAGGCACGGGCGGCGTCGAGGGCGGCAGCACCGCGGGTGAGAGAAATGACGGCCTCTGAGACGACGTCTAGGGCCTTGGCGTAGGCAGAGGAGGCCCGAGCCAGGGAGGCGGACTCCGAGGCGCGGCGCTCCTCGCTGGCTCGCGCAGACGCACGCTCGCGCGGGGACTTCCTCGATGCTTTCCTGGCGGCCAAGCCGAACCCTACCGGGCCTCGTCGCAGGCTTCATCCATCTTCCGGGGCGCCATGAGCTCGTCTATGGCCTTCTCGAGCGTCCCGACGCTGTTCATGTCGCCGGACATGAGGGACTCCCAAGAACCCCCGTGATCCCAGAAAGTCCGGCAGATGAAGACCACATCGTCGTCCGAGAGGTCCGAGTCGGACCCCCACGTGTGGTCCGTGACCTGCCGGATTATCCGGTACGCGGCAGTGTCCTTGACGCCAGCTTCCATAGCCACAGGGGTGACAACAAGCTCACCGGGACTGTCGACCTGGAAGCAAACGCCCGTGTTCAGAACAACACATCATCTCCTTCTCATGGAGGCTGGGACCTGCCGCTCCCTGGGCGGAGGACCATGGAAGCGCGCTCTCGCGCGCTGTGCCATGTGGTAGTTCACGGCGGGCGGGCGACGAGGAAGGGGCGGGGAGGCCGAAACCCTAGAGGCGTCCAGGACGTGCGGATTAGCCTTGACGTATTCGGCGGCCAGATGGACGCTCCTGGCAAAGCCGTCCGAGAAGTCATCCTTCTTCCCGGGAATGGACGGCTTGGCGACGACGATGATGTTCTTGCCGCCAGAGCTGGCCTGAAGCTCGAGAAGCTCAGCCACGTGCGGGGAGTGGAGCATGTTCAGGAGGTCGGAGTCCTCCCCGCGCTCCGGGGTCGGGTAGTCATAAAGGCCGAGCTGGCGCGTGAACATGAGCATCTTCATGTTCTGGTACACGTCCGAGCTGTCCATGGCAGTGAAACGTCGGGTCTCGAACTGGGTCAAGCCCTTCTTATGCAGCTTCTGCTCGAAGATGACGCCGAAGGCCTGATCGAGAAGACCGCCGGTGATATAGAAGCGCCTCGAGAGGGAGTAGAACCAGTCAACTATCTCGTCAATATCAAGTCGCTGTTGGTCGACCAGAGTCCTCGCATAGGGTATGGCCGGGGGTGACGGAAGATGAGGGTTCGACTCCTCCCAGGGGACTCCGGCACACCAGGTCTCGTGGTACCCAAGCTGGATCCTCCCGTCCACGATGTGGGAGAGGGATACAGAGGTCCCGTCCCCGGTAATGCCCAAGTCGCCGCCGGCGAAGAAAGGCTCACGCGGGGCACCGCGAAGAAGGGGCCGGAGGTCGGGGACGCAGCAGTCGAGGAGGTCCTTGGCGTTCTCTATCCAGCCGCGAACGCGGTCGGAGAACTGGGCCCCATACTCGGTCTCGAACGCGCGGGCGTTCTTGGCGCGCTCGACCTCGTAGTCGGACTCGTCGACGGTCGGGTTTACCTCCCAGGTCGGGGCCTGGATCATCAGCATCTGCGAGGAAGCCACGCCGCCGGACTTCGAGAGCTCATACAGGTTGTAGAAGAGGCCCTCCTTCGCGTCGGGGGAGGAAATGCATATCATGCGGCCGTCGGAGGGGCCGATGGGGGTCCGGCGATTCTTCGGGTCCTTCGGGGAGAACTGTTTAAGGGAGGGCGTCATGGCCCGGTAGACCTGGTCGGCGGACGACTTGCCGTCGTTCACGAAGAACGCGAGCTCGTCCAGTATGCACGCCATGCAGCCGCGGCCGCGGATACCGCGGGCGATGGAGCTCTTGAAGGTGGCCGATATCGTGGCCTTGTTCGGGTCCTTCTTGAAGCGCTGGGCGTCGCTCTCCGTCCGGAACTTCATGAAGCTCTGCGTGTTCCGCTTGAGAGAGCTCTGGAAGTAGTCGACGTGCTGGACGTGGTTGTTTATCTCGCCGTAGACGATCTCGGCCTGCTCCTTGTCGTTGGCGATACAGAGAACGCGGATCTCGGTGCTGGGGAGAAGGCCGTAGTAGGCCTGCGGGAAGCCGCGGGCTATGAGCTTATAGAGCTCGTAGGCCGAGATGATCGAGGAGAGCATGCTCTTCCCCGAGCGACGGCCGAGGACGAGGATTAGCTCCCGGCGGGCCTTGAAGTCCTGGACGCGTATGTTGCAACGTCCGTGATCGAAGAGGTGGCGTAGATAGTCGACCTCCGTCATCTCGACGGCGGCGGAGCGACGGAAGGTCTTGCTGACCCTTATTCGGTCGCCAGGGTTCTCCGGGAGGACGGCGTCGAGCGGAATGTTGTAGTAAAGCTTCAGGATGAAGCGCTGGACGGGATACAGGCCGTTCGGAAGAAGCTTGAACTTTTCGATGAACTCCAGGATGTTCAGGAACCCGGGGTCGAACTCGTCGGCGGAGCCCGAGTCAACGTGCTTCTGGCGCCTCTTCCTGGAGATGACGTCGTCCAGCGCTCCGGTCAGCTGGCTCTTGTCCTTCTTCTCAACGCTAGGCATCAGTCGGCCTCCGCCCCGTCCATCTTCCGCTCCCAGCCGATCATGTCCGCCTTCATCTGCTGGAAGACGAGGTCGATGATCTGGGGTTCCACCCCGCTCTTCTCCATGGAGTCGTAGAAGAACTCCATCCAGACCTTGAAGATGGCCTGCAGACGGGGCGACTTGAGGTCGAGATGCTCGCCACGGGCGGCCTCGAGACGCTTCAGGAGCAGGTCGGCGAGGCTGCGAAGGCCGGCGATTCGGCTCACGCTGTAGTTGGCGGAGTTCTTCCCGTCCTTTATCGCCTTGCGGCGCTCGAACTTCAGGTGAGAGAGCTCCTCGACGATCTCGGCGAGGACCGCCTCACCGAGCTCGTGAGCGGTGCCATGGCGGCGGACGACCTCCGTCATCTTCTGTTCGGAAACGAAGCGCTCACGCTCACGGATCTCCGCGTCGACCGCGACAGGGTCTATGACCTCAGGGCTCGACGGCTGGACGTTCCCGCTCCTCACAGGCCCCGCCACGTAGTCCGCGCCAAGGTCCGAGTGCGGGTCGACGGTCTTGCCGCCGGGCAGGACTATGAGGTTCCCTCGCGACGGCTTAACCGGCGCGTCGTCGTCCAGAATGTCGTCCCCGTCCTCGGGGCCGTCGTCGTCCATAGAGGACCCTACCGGACGATCAGTCCGTAACCGACTGCCCGGACAGCGAGATCTCGCCCTTGGCGACCCTCGGAGCGGCGATCTCGACCGGGAGCTCCGCGGTCAGCTCGAACTCGGCGACGGGGTTCCGAACGGGGGCGGAGGCCTGGACGACCGGCAGGCGGCGCCTCTCGGCGACCTCGAGGCGGACCTCCTCGGGAACCTGCCGGATGAGGGTCTTGGCGAGCTTGGAGCACCAGCCCGGGTGCGTCTGAAGGCGGCAGCCCGTGCAGCCAGAGGACGCCAGGACGTTCGGAACGCTGTTGAGCTTGCGAAAGTTGTCTGACGCCGTCTGGCACCCGCGGCCGTAGTCGCGGTAGGCGGTCGGATCGATGAAATATGATCCCTGGACGCCGTCGTCCTTGGCCAGCTGGGCGCCGACGGACGGCACCTGGGCGAGGTCCGAGCGGGCGTAGCGGCGGAGGACGGCGGACTGAAGCTTCCGGCCCTGAAGGCCGGTGTTCATGAGGTGCGAGATGGTCTTGCGGACCTCCTCGGGGTCCATCTGGGCCGCGGCGGCCTCGCCGGTCGTGGTCCCGTGATGCAGGGCGACCTTGGGGGCCGTCTGGTAGTCCACGTGGCGCAGCTGCGCGGGAGCCTCGGTCAGGTTGACGTGGGCGATGGCGGGGGCCCAGTCGGAGAACGGCGTGGCGGCGACGCGCTGGGCGGCAGAGGCAGCCTGCTCGGACGTGATGCGGCCGGCGGCGACAGCGCGGCCGAGGGCGCGGCTGAAGTTCTCGACAGTGAGGGGCGGGCGCTGACGGACGACGACGGTATGCTCGAGAAGGGAGGCATACTCCGGGGTCGCGCGGTCGGCGGCGGTGAGGCCACGAAGGAGGACGAAGTCGGGAGAGCCGGACTTGATCCCGGCCTGGACGAACTTGAGGGTCTCGCGCACGCCGCCGAGGGCGTCGCCGTCGAGGTAGGTGTGCCCGAGGAGGCCGTGCTCGCGGGACAGACCGCGGACCTCGGCGTCCGAGGAGGCGACGATGGAGGCGACGTCGTAGCGGCCCTGCATCATGCGCTTGGCCACGACGCGGGCCATGGAGCCCGGCATCGGGTCGCAGGCGGAGGCGGCCTGACGGTCCCTGAAGGCGGCGACGTCGGCCTCGGTGACCGGCTTCGGCTTGTGGACGGCGCGCTGCTGGATGGTCTGGGGGGCCTCGAGCGGGGTCGTGGCGACCGGACGGAGGAAGGCCTCGCGGAGGACGCCGCGGATGGTCTCGGGGGTGGAGCCGGCAGCCACGATGGCCTGGACGGCGCCCGGGACGAGGCGGTTCTCGGAGGCAAGCTGGGGGAGGTACGCGGCAGCGGTCTTGCGGTCGTACGGGACCTCGGTCGTCAGGCGCTTCTTGAACGACGAGCAGGAGCCGGACTTGTTGCAGACGCAGCCGCCGCAGGCCTCCTTGGCGAGTACGAACAGGGCGCGCTTGGCGGTCTTGGCGACGAAGTCGCGGTGCGGCCCCTCTTGGGCGCAGCGGGGGAAGTGCTTGGCGTCGACGTAGACGTTGCCGAGCAGGCCCTTCTCGGCCAGGATCTCGGCGGCCTCGACGTGGGACGCGGACAGCTGTTCCGGGCTGAACTCGGAGCGAAGGCGGGTTGCGATGACCTGGTCCGGGAGGCCGGCGACAACGTAAGCCGCCAGACGGTTGGTCACGGACGAGTTCGACCGAAGGGTCGCCTCGGGCCGGTCCAGCGGGTTGCGGTTCACCATCGTGTGAGGCCGCATCGGGTTGATCTCGGGGACGCGCGGGTCCTTGCCGTCCCACGACAGGGCCGACTGCAGCTCCGGGATCATGTCCAGGTTCTGCTCCGGGAGGGCCTCGAGCGCGCGATAGTCCTCCTCATTGACGTTCAGCCAGGATAGGTCCGAGACACCCTGATTGCTCATCACCTCGGTGATGTCACCGATGCCGGACTCGAACTCATCAGGTACCCTGCTGGCCATCGTCTCTATACACCATGAAAGATCAAATAGTACCGAAGTCGCCCATGCCGCGCTCCAGCTTAGCCAGAGCGCGAGCCACGCTGGCCGCGCACTGGGTGAGCCTGGACGCTACCCTCCGGTTGGCGGTCGTCATACTCAGCTCGAGAAGGCGGCCATGCAGGGAGGCCAGACGGCGCAGGTCTTCAGGAG